TCAGTCCAGCAGCTGCAGATACTTCTGCAGCTGGTCGGCACGCGCGCTCAGGCGCATCACATCGTTCAGCTCGCCCTGCAGGTTGCCGGGCTGCGAATCGTCGTACAGCGCGGTATCCAGTTCGCCATCGCGGCTGCGCGACTGCAGCCACGCGCGCTGGGCATTCACCAGCTTGGTCTTCTTTGCGCCAGTCAGCTTTGCCTGCAGCTGGCGGTAGGCCTGGTTCAGGCGCTGGTCTTGGCGTGCGCTTTCCGAGGTCAGGCAGGCGGCCTGCTCGATCGCACCCTGTGCCTTGTCACGGCAGGTGGTGAAGGTCGGGCTCAGCCCGGTGGCAGCCGGTGCTGCGGTTGCCGTGCCGATGGCCAGTACGGCGACCGCCAGCGCGGTGGCGAGGGTCCTGCTCAAACGCTTGTGCTGCATCATCTGCTCCACACGTCCAATCCATTGCGAGCGACGGACTATAACGGCGTCAATATTTCGTCGTCGTCAACGAATCGCGACAACTGTGACCGGTTGCCCGTCATTGTGGGGTGGCGCCGCCCGGCTTGCGGACGGCCCTCGGGCCCGGGCGCCCCAGCGCTGTCCGGGCGCCAGCCGCCGCCATTCAGCCGAGCGGTGTAAACTATTGATCTCACTGGCAATGCCAGTCTCCACGATCAACGCCCCGATGACGTCCGCCACCGCCCGTTACGCCGATTCCCTGCGCCTGTCCGTTGCCCCGATGATGGATGGGGCGGATTCCCAGTAGATTCAGTGGTTTATGGGTAGCCTGGTGCGCGGGTGGTACGCTCGGTGAGCAATGTATGAACTGTCGCCGGTGGCTTTAGTCTCTCAGGCCGTGAGACGTGTTTGTGTGATAGTGGCTTTCGCTCAATTTCCCAGATCCTGCATCACCACCGGACGGGAGCTCACCTTATGCCTTATCCCTCGACCAGTATCGCCAACTACTTCTTGGAGCGCGCCTCGCAAGATAGCCGTGCGTTAACGCCCATGCAGCTGCTCAAGCTGGTGTATATCGCGCATGGGTGGCACTTGGGCTACACGGGCCAGCCGCTCATAACTGAGGAAGTGCAGGCGTGGCGCCATGGCCCGGTGATCAAGCAACTGTACGACCGACTTCGGCACTTTGGCCGCGAGTCTGTGCGCGGCCTGATTGCTAGTAGCCCTTTTGGAGGGCTGCCCCAGCCGGTAGGCACTGAGGTCGTGCCGCTGCTCGATGGTGTCTGGAAAAACTATTCGCGTTTCAGCGGCATGGAGTTGTCGGATATGACACACCGGCCTGGGACGCCATGGTCTGTTGCCTGGCATCAACAAGGTGGCAAGGACACGATGTTCGCCCCCATGAGCAATGATCTGATTCGTGATCACTATCAGGCGAAGATCCGCGAGGCCCACCAAGGAGCGTAGTTCTAGATGCCACCTAGCACGGATGATGCAGTCTTTCCAGAAATGGAAGCTGCGGCTAAACAGGCCGAGGATGAGTTCAATGCGAATCCGGCCCCGCCGGAAGCAGACGCGCCGACTGAGCTCCGCGAGCTGTTCCAGAGCGAAGCGGATCGAAACCACAAGACGCATCGCTACATGCGCGTGGCCGCGTTCATTGTGTTGGGCGCACTGATAGCGGCCTTCCTCATCGTCCTTCTACTCGTACTGTTAAACCTCCTGAGCAGCGAGTTCTTGTCGGTCTTGGTTAAGGGGGGGACGACAATGAACTGGCACATTCTCGTTTTCGCCGGCGCTGCGTTAGCCGTGTTTGCCGCTGTCCCACTCTCTTTGGCTATGGCATTGGTCAAGATGATCAGCGTTGAGCAGAACTGCGACGCAGACGGCAATTACAAAACGCCAACGACAGAGCTTGGAAAGGTCATCCTTGACCTCATCAAGTCCGTTGCGCAGGCTGCCAAGTCAAATTGAGTTAAACGCGCGCGCGCTGACCATCCCACCAGTTGGCTACATCGCGCACGTCGAGTACCCCGTTGATAGGCCTTGGCGCGTCGCCCCGCGCGATCCAGTTCTGCACGGTCTTCATCGTCATCTTCGGCAGGAATTCCTCTCGGAACTTTTCCACGGTCATCGTGGGGCCGTACTGCCCGTAGAGCAGCCAGAAGGTCGAGTGTTCAGCTGCGGCCATTCCCTGCTCCTACCGCGCGCTGCCGCGTTGATTCTTCTCCCAGGGTGAGCTTGAACTGCAGCACGTTGTCGGTCGCTTCTGGCGCCGTCGCAGGTCGCGCGCTGCGCTCGGGACGGTTGAGCCGTCGCCACGCTGCGATGGCTTTGTCCGGATCGGGATGCTTGCTGGTCGACCTGCAGGCGCACTCCACGAGGTGGCCACCGCCGGCGGACGCGCGGCGTTTGTCGTGAATGTGGCGCGCGCGGTGGCCGGCGGCGCAGTTCGGCAACCCTTCCGGGTGGCTGACATGTTCCTGGGTCATAGACTGTTGCACTCCTCGATGTGGGCTTCGAGCTGTCCCAGAAGGAAGCCCGATTGCGACGCGCCAACCTTGAGGCGACCGTCATGCATGGGTGGTTTCCTTCGGGCATTGGTTGCACGGTGCTGTGTGTGGCGCGCGCAGGGAGAACCTTGTGCCGCGCACGTGCTCACCTGGGCGAATCACGACGTGACCGCACGACAGCAGACATTGGAATCGAGCGGCAAGGACGCTAGAGCCGGGCGACGCAAGGAACTGCGCGCTGGTGACGTTGCGTACTGGTGCAGCGGTTTGCAGCTGATCAGCCATTTGGCACCGCCTCCCTGAGCGGATCCAGCAGCTGGGCGAGCGTGATCCACGGATGCGCCTCATGGTTCCGCGCGCCCTCGCAGCCGTCAGCGTGCGGGAATGGGTGGCGGGCGTAGCTGGTCAGCTGTGGCCGATGGCAGATCCGGCAGCGCATATAGTCGCCATCCAGTTCCCATCGCATCGAGAAAGAGCAGAGCTTTCCGTTTGCCTCAGCGATGGTGTCGCCGCCGATGATCTCTGGCTTATCCATTACGCGCTGCGTCCGCTCGGCCTGATGAAGCATCACCATCCCACCGGGCTGCACGTCCGCCAGGGTCTTCTTGTCGGTGATCATGCGCGTTTGACCTCCGGACGTTCTTCCAGCGTGTCGGCCCAGCCAGGATAGAAATGCAGGCCGCGTACCTCCTGGTAGCCGTCATCGCTGTCCCACACTTCGCAGTTGCCGATGGTCTCTCTGTAGGGGCGGTTCTTGAACCAGTACCAGCGGCCATCGCTGTCCATCGCCCGGTAGTTGTAGCCGTTCGGGGCCTCGGCCCAGCTGGGCGGCGGTGGGTTCGGCATGCTGGTCCCGATGCCGTGCGCGCGCTCGGCGGCACGGATAGCCCAGGTCCCGTAGTCCTCCGGCGTCCAGCCGTCCTGCAAGGTCGGCAGGAGACCGGTCACTGTGGTGGCTGGCAGCGGCGCGCGCTGCAGCACCGCTAGGGCCTGAGCCGCCCGGTCGAGCAACTCGGCGCTGATCCGGTCGGTGGTCGTGCCACCAGGCCGGCGGAGGGTGGCGGCGGCGGACCGCAGTTCAGTGATCAGCTGCAGCGTCATTGCGCACCTCCCTCACGTGGCTGGCGTATTCCATCCAGAGCAGCGCATCGACCAGTTCTTGGACGCTTGAAGCAAACGATTCGCCCGGCATAGCGAGTCGCAGATCGTCCGGCCAATGTTGGCCGCTCCCATCAGAGGCGCTCTCCGCCTCCTTGGCCTTCTGGACCTGCACCAGTGCGTGGAGGCCAAACGTGATAGCGCGGCGAACGCAGCGCATGCCTTTCGCGTCGACCAGGTAGTCCGGCTCCTGCTCCACGTGCGCCATGTCCAGCAGGTCTTCGAACATGCTCATGCTTCGGCTCCAGCGGCCCGATACAGGCCGGTCACAATGTCGAGTAGGAAATCCATCGTCACGACGGTGTCGTAGCCGAAGGAAACGTCTTTCCCATCGGCTTGCCGCATGCCCTGCCAGAGCAGTTCCTGCACGTGGTCGGTGAGCAGCCTTGCCTTGCTCAAAGCCAGGTCAAGATCGCAGCCAGCGGCCACTACGAGCGGCGAGTTTGGAATCGCCATCTCAGTAGTTTTCTGTGCATCTGCGCCGCCGCTCACCGGGCACCTCCCGCGTAACGCAGTGCTTTGCACATTTCGAGGAGGTCAGCGAGAACGAACATGTCATCGTCCGTGACCCTGTCGCTGTCCAGGTTGCTCAGTTGCCTCTGGACGTAGTCGAAGTAGATGCTGGCCTTCAGCTCGGAGTGAGCGGTATCGATCCCGGCGCACACCTTGAACAGCGGGGCATTCTCCTGCACTGGGATCAGGCTGAACGCTTCTTCCTTGGTGACGGTCATCTCAGACACTAGCGGCCTCCTTCTTCAGCGGATGGCGGCAGACGTTGTCCTGGTTCTCGCGGATGTAGTCGAGCAGGCTCTCGGAGTCGCTCAACAGGCTTTCGACCGCAAGCATCAGGCCATCAATCGTGTGCTCGTTCAGCTTGTCGTGCAGGACCGGTTCCTCATCGCTTCCGATGTCGCGCACGTCCCGGCTGGCCGTGAAGTCGCGGCGGAGTACGTCCATGATCGCTACGGTGGCTTTAGTGTTCCGGTCAACGCGGACCAGCCGATTGGTCAGGAAGTCCGAGAGGGGGTTATCCCTCCACATTGAGGTCAGGTAGTGCTCGCTATCTGCGAGGCGGGGGGCTGCGGCCGGCACTGCTGGGGGTACACTGATGTTCGCCATGTGGGCTTCCTTGATCTCGTCGATTGCGGGGCTGCTTGGCTGACGGCTCGGGCGTTGGCGCGCTCGGGCCGTCACTGTTTTGGTGCGGTGATTTCCAGATGGCGCGGCGCTCGTATACCGATTCGGGCCTTCCCGTCGCGCGCTGCGAGAACGATGAGGTGGATGCTCTCCCCGATGTGAATCTCGCCTTCCTCGTATTGCTTGATGACACGGCATCCGGAAGCGGGGTGATCGCTCCCCTGGGGTGGCGTCGGAATTTTCCTACTCACTTTTCAGGTTTCCTTGGTTCTGGTCGGCGTGAGAAACTGCAAGAGTCGGGGCAGATGCGTCACTCGGTACGGCAACGCAAAAAACGGCACTGGGATGGTTCGCGGCGACGATCTCTGCGATTCGCAGTGGCACGACGACCGACGCCGTGAGGGCGACTAGGATCCAACCCACCCGAATCAGCGTAGAGACCTTGCGGTCCGATCCGTGGGCGTAACTGGCCCTAATGCAGCGGCAGTTGGAGTTCATCCCGGCAACCTCGAGCGCGTCCCAAGGCGGTGGCCGAATCCGCCTCGAAAGCAGCGGAGACGATGCTCAACCGGCAGCAGTAGGGGATCGACGTCCGGGAAGGCGACCAGGACAGTCGCCTGGTCGGCATGAGCGAGAAGGCTGGAACCTCGGCTCGGAAGACGGCTCTCATAGCGCTTCCGAAGGGTGTTCAGTTGGCGCACCAGCCTGTGCTTACTGCGCCAGGTGTCCCTTGTTGCGTGCATCTCTGTGGCTCCCATCAACCGCGGGTTGCGGCGACAGGGCTAGATTAGGTATTGCTAATCACGAATGCAATAGGGACCGCTAATTTACTTTGACTAATTTCTAAACTCGTTCAGAAAACCGCATTAGGCGATCTGACGCGCGCTGTACTGGACCACCGCCTTGCCCGCGATGAACAAGTCGTCCGGTGCCGCGTAGGGCGGGAAGAGCGGGTTGGCGCTAACGATGTACACGCCGTCGGACCGGCGCTGCAGCCCCTTGATCTGAGTTTCGCCGCCAATGTTGATCACGTAGATGGCGTCGCCATCGAAGTAGTCGACCGCGGTGTCGACCATGACTACGTCGCCGTTGTTGATGATCGGCGCCATCGACGGGCCCCGGCCAGTGATGAGCTTGAGCCGGCCTGGTTTCGGCAGATAGCCCAGGCGTTGCCGGATATCCCATTCGGCGTATTCCATGCTCCGAATAACTTCCGGGAATTCCTCATTCACGACCCCTGCGCCCATGCCTGCTGCTCCATCTAGTAGCTCGAGCCGAAGGTATCCGGGGGGTGTCTCACGGACGGAGAGCGGCGGCGCGTCCGGAGCGTCGTCGATAGAGCCCTCGCCTGTTGCAAGCCACAAGGCCGGAACCCCAAGGACGCGCGCAGCCTTGACCAAGGCATCCCCCCTGATCGACTGCGATTTCCCGCTCAGCCAGCCGCTCACACTCGGGGCGGAAACCCCAACGGCCTTGGCCAGTTCAAGTTGAGAGACGCCTGCGCGCGCCAGCGCCGTGCGAAGCCGGGTTGAGAGATCCATGGTTAGGGTCTGTGAATGGAATTAGGCAATGTTACGCACGAAGTCGTTGTAAAGTAAATTAGGAACTGCTAATTTCCTTCGCCATGACCACGACTACCCACGTTTCCGCGATCAGCGATCCCGTACAGGCATCGCAACTGATCGATTCCCTCGGGGGCACGAAGCGAGTCGCTGCCTTGTGCTCCGTCAGAGCCCCTTCAATCAGCCAGTGGCGCAGGCGGGGTATTCCCCGGCCCTGGGCGCTGTTCTTCCAAGCCAAGTTCCCCGACAAGTTCGACGCCGATGGCAATGTCGTAGCCGGGGCTGACCCAGTCGCGGCTGGGTAATCAACTCTGCTGAGGTCGACGGAACGGCCCGGGCGCAGTGAAGGAAAGCGTGCATCCCTAGCGTGGTAGTGGCCGCTCGGGTGTCTGGCGCGAGAACCCAACGTCCAGATACGACGAAGCCCCCGCTGTCGGGCAGACATGCGCGGAGGCTTCGTTCAGAGCGAGGCCACTATGCCACACCACGAATCCGATGCAAACCTGCATGTCCAGGGACCGCGTCCCTATGGCGAAGTCATGCAGGAAGCGCTTACTCGCATCCAGGAGCGCCATGCCAGGCCCTTGGTCAAGCTGCAGGAGCGCCTTCCCGACGGCCGAATCGCGGTAGAGATCTACGACCGGACTCGCCCGGGTGACGAACCTACCTACGACTTCTACTGTTCCGGCCCGCAGCAGGCGCTGGAGTGGATCCAGCAAATGTCCAGCAAGCGCTGGATCACCGCAGAGCACTTGGGCGCCTTCGCCACGTTGATGATTGCCGCATTCCCGGAAGTCTCGGGGGCATCGGCGTGAGCGTTCAGGCAATGACATGGGCGCTGGACCAGCAGGACGTGACCGACTCGATTTCCCGACACGTGCTGCTCTGCCTCGCCAACTATGCGGACAAGGACGGCAAAAACGCATTCCCGTCGGCATCCACGCTCGCGCAGGACACCGGCTTGGCGGTTCGCACGGTGCGTGTCCGGCTCGCCCAACTGCTGGAAGCGGGCATCATCAAGAAGGGCAATCAGATGATCGTGGCCGCCCACATCCCGGCTGCCGATCGCCGTCCGGTTTGCTATGACCTCGTCATGTCACGGGGTGCACCACATGCACCCCGTGAGGGGGAACGGGGTGCATGCCACGACACCAACGGGGTGCACGCCACGACCGAACGGGGTGCACGCCGTGCACCCAATCCGTCATATAACCATCAGAAAGAAAACCGAACCCCTGTAGTCCCCGGCGGGGACGACACAGCTGATTCGCTTGCTCTGGACAATCCGGCCAGCGAGGAAGGAACCGATCCCCTCGAGGCCATCGTCACGGCATACAACCGCATCCTGGGAAACCGCCCGGGTTGCCGGGCCAGCCTCACGACTACGCCGAAGCTCTCCCGCGCGCTGGGCAGAGCCTCCACCTTGGCGCAGACGGTGTGCAAGCAGCATGGGCTGGTCTTTGAGCCGGCCGAGTTTTGGGAGGTCTACTTCACGTCCTGCCTGGACGACAAGTGGCTGCGCGGCGACACGCCCAATCCCAACAACCCCAAGTGGAAGCAGAGCCTGCCGACGCTGATCGATGAGGACCGGTTCGCGCAGATCATGGACACGGTCCTGTCGGAGATGCTGGAGGGCCGGGAATGAGGCGCGAGGACTTTGACGCCGAATCGGCCGTGCTCGCTTGCCTGCTTCGGGACGGGCAAGCGTATTGGCGGATCGCCGACTTCCTGTCGTGCGACGACTTCACCAACGCCGGGAACCAGCGGTTGTTCAGGACGCTCCAGCAGGAAATCACCGCAGGACGACCGACCGACGCAGTCACCATCGGCGAGCTCGATGGTGGGCTGGCCACCCTTGCGCTGGACATCGATTCGACCTCCATCGGCAACCCGAGGTTCATCCGCAGCTATGCCGAGTTGGTCAGCAAGCGACAGCTGCTGCGGCGACTCCGCGCAGCCGGCCGCATGATCGCCAATCTTGAGCCGGACGAGGATGTTTTCGGCGAGGCGCAGCGAATCCTGGCGTCGTGCGCACCACGGATCACATCGGGTGGCCCGAAGCACATCAGCGAGTTCGTCCGTCAGTCCATGCACGGCCTGACCGACCGCGCCCATTCGGACCGTGATCTCACGGGCGTTCCGACCGGCTATGCACCATTGGATGACTTGACCGGCGGGTGGCAGCCAACGGATCTGATCATCATCGCGGCGCGCCCCAGTGTGGGTAAGTCGGCGTTCTCGCTGCAGTCGATCCTGCATGGCACACGGCCCAAGGAAGGCGTGAACGGCTTCATGGCGTCACTGGAAATGTCGGGCGAGCAGTTGGCTGATCGGGCTATTTCCCACATCGGTCGGATCAACGCCGTACACATCCGCCGACCGAAGTTGATGGAGGAGGACGAATGGGACCGGTCCGCGCCAGCGGCCAAGACGCTGATGGAGCACTCGCTGTTCATTGACGAATCCTCGGGCCTGAACGTCGAAGGCATCTCCGCTCGCGCCCGCCAGCTGCACTCGGAGAACCCGCTGGGCTTGATCGCGATCGACTACCTGACCTACATCGACCTGCCTCGCAGGGAGACCACGGAGCAAGGCATTCAGCACGTCACTCGGAGTCTGAAGGGGCTCGCCAAGGAGCTACGAGTTCCGGTGATCCTGCTTTCGCAGCTGAACCGCGACGGCGACGACGAGCCCAGCCTGAAGCACCTGCGCGGGTCCGGCGCGATTGAGCAGGACGCTGACGTGGTGATCTTCCTCCATCGCCCCGACAAGTCCCGCCGCGACGTTGTGAAGGTCAAGGTCGAGAAGCAGCGCAATGGCGCCCTGGGCGAGTTCTACCTGAACGCGATGATGGAGAGGCAGCGCTTCGAGCCTATGGATTGGAACCCGCCGGCTGCGCCGGAGCGTAAAACGCTGCGCTCGGTAGGTGCAGCACGGCAGCCAAACCTGCGGAAAAACTGGCAGGAGCGTGACGATGAGTAACTTCATCCCGACTGGGTCCCAAGCGCTCCGCCACCTCGCCGACACCCTTGACCAGCAGGCGGACCGTCTCGACCGCCTGTTGTGGCGGGATCGGGGACAGCGGTCTACGACTGCACAGGCGTACCGCACCTCGGCATCTCTGGCGCGGCAACAGGCGGTGAAGTTGGAGCAGATGGAGAGCCTGGCCGCTGCGCGCGCTGGGGGCGGGAAATGAGCCTATCGCTGAAGGAGCAGCTGAAGCATTGGGGCCATTACCAGGAGCATCGGTTCTGCGCACCGCTCGCCCCGGAGGAGGCGCCGAGCAGGGACGAACACCCGCTGGCCCGCGCTCAGCAGTTTGCCCAGGGCACGAAGCGTGAGCGCCCGTCATTGCTCCGCGACGGACACGACCGGCGCATGCTGCTGGGGGCCGGCGCCGGCCGGGTGAATCGCAACGGGGCAGTGCTGCCCGTCGCGCCTTGGGCGGTTGATCCGATCCCATGCACTGAGACCCGCACCTTGGTCTCCCGATCAGCCACCGCCGCCGTGATGGTCGGTTCGCCAGACGAGTATCGATGGATCGACCGCGCGCTGTCCGACCTCTACCGGCAGAACATGGTGCGCGCGCTGGTGGTGCTGGAGGAATTCACAGGACGGGGTAGCCAGGCGCAGCGGGCCGAAGCCGTCGCCAAGAAGCTCGGGGCCGCGTTCACGAAGTGGCAGTACGGAAAGGAGCTGGACAAGGGCATGGCGTTCATGGAGGCGCGGCGCGCATGAGAAATCTGACATTGGCACAGGCCGCTCGCGATGCGGTGTACCTGTGCGCAGCCTGCGGCGCCGACGGGGTAGTCCGAATCAGCGTTTCCCGAAACCCCGAGGGCAGCATCTGCCGCCGGCCCAGCGTAGTTGCCGTTCAATGGGCCTGGGTGGGTAGCGAATCGAGAGCGAAGCTGCTCGTGCGCCGGCTTCGCCGTCAGTGGGCTGAACGCTACGTTGTGGGGGAGGGCTACCGGTTCGACTATGGTTCCGAAGGCAGAACCTTCCGGGACGAGCTCAACCGGGTCTTTGAGGAGGTTGTGGGCGGGTCGGCGGCATGGGAGAAGCTGGGGCCGAGCGCCTTGGCGATCCTCAGGGGGCGATGACAGATGGCCCGGCGAATTCACCGGGCCGGGCGTGGCGTTTGAGTCCTCAACGTTCATCACCGGCTTGAAGCCGGGATGGGCATAGCTGGCTCCAGCACGGTGGGTGCGCGGTCAGTCTGCGCACCGCCCCGCGCGGGTTTCCGACTATCTGCCAATGCCCCGTGCTGCCCCACGGCGGTACGATTGAGCCTCACCCAACAGCGGAGAACCGCGCTTGAACACGGACGATCAGACGAAACTCGCACGCTCTATTGGCCGCGACGTTGCACAGGAGCGTGCCCTCCTGGCTTTCATCGGCAGCCCCCGCAGGAACGAACCGGCAGCGATGGCCGATATCCTGAAGATGAACTTCGAGATGGGCCGCACCCAGCTGCAGGGGCGCCTCGTTGAGGCCAATCTGCCGGACAACCTCTACCGCACGGCCGAGGATGAATTCCGCAAGGTGAAGGACGCGATCCTGGACGGCGTCAAGAACGGCAAGTACGTGGTGCCGCCACGCTGACCAAGCCCAACCGTCCTCCTTATGGGGGACGGTTGTTTTCCCGGTTCCAAACCGGAGAAAGGCCCGGTTTCAAACCGGACCTTTCTGAGCAATAGACGGAATTCCGCCTATCTCGGGCCCTCGGTCGGCCCGCCTCAGCCCTTCTTGTCGATTTCGTTGAAGAACAATGGCTCGCGGGCCAAGTCCTTTCCATCCTCTCCGACGAGGTATGCCCCCCAACTCTTGGAGTAGAACGCGCGCTCTTTGCTGAAATCCTTGGATTCGGTTCCAGCCGTCGTCAAATAGCTCCCGTGGAGCGCAATGGCTTGCTCATTGCCATCCGTAGACCACACCAAGGCGCCGACGGGCGGCTTCCCTGGCCCCTCGATAGCTCCAAGAACCCGGAATTCGACCCTCACGCCGTCAGCGAGGTGGACGCAGCTGGAAGGGCTCTCCAGATATCGGATCTCCCCCAGTTCCTTGCCGCTCATCGCGACCGCTACGTCCAACATATCCTCCCGGTCCTTGATTTGCGCTCGAAGAAACCAGCGCCCCTCCGACTGGATCAACGACCCAAGCGGCCTGTCAAAGTCCCTTCCCACCGCAAACGCGGTCGCTTTAATCAGCATGTCTTCGTCTCCTCTGGCAGAAATCTGAGTCTACGGCCGCAGCGTTCGGCTGTGCCGGTCGTCACGTCCTCGGTGCCTCGTGCCGGCTGCGCCCGTTCATCGCCATCCACAGGTCGAGCAGCAGCTCCCCGTCGCGGTACTTCGGTTCCGCCCCCTTCTTCCCGCCGCTCGCAAGCCGCGCTCTTGACCGTTGCCAACAAGCTGCTACAGTTCTCGGCATGGTGGGGAGAGTCCCATCTACACGGCTCGCCAATCGGTGGGCCGTTCGCGTATCTGGCTCCGCAACTCCGGGAATTGCCGGAGTTGAAGAACTGGTACGCCGGCGCAAACCGCGCCCATCCGTAAACAAACAGGGCGGCGCCCCGATGCCTGCAAGCACCGGAGCACCGCCGCCGTACACGCGTTCCAGCCGCGTGCCATTGGCTCAAGCCCTGCCGCTCTCCGGAGAGCGAGTGAAGCTTGCTTAACTAATGTCGCATGAGCTGAGATTTGAAGACCAAGACACTGTTTCCCTGGCCGGGTGGCAAAACACGCCTGGCGAAGCATCTGCTGCCGCTGATCGATGAGCGGCCACACACCTGCTACGTCGAAGCCTTCGCCGGCAGCGCCGCCATGCTGTTCGAGCGTGCACCGGCCAAGATTGAAGTCCTGAATGACACGCACGGCGAGCTGGTTCGGCTCTACCGCGTGGTGGCCAATCACCTGGACGAGTTCGTTCGGCACTTCCGTTGGTCACTGACCAGCCGGGAAATGTACCGGTGGGCTCAGCTGCAGCACGTCGAAACGCTGACTGATATCCAGCGCGCCGCGCGGTTCTACTACCTGCAGAAGCTGAGCTTCGGTGGAAAGGTGGACGGGCAGTCGCTGGGCGTTGGCCCGACGGCGACAAAACGCATCAACCTGCTCCGACTGGAACAGGATCTGAGTGATGCCCACCTCCGGCTACAGGGGGTGGTGATCGAGCAGCTGACTTGGCAGCGGTGTATCGAGAAGTACGATCGGCCCGAAACGTTGTTCCTGCTCGATCCTCCGTACTCGGAGACCACGGGCTATGGAAGCGAGTTCGGCATGGATCAGTACGAGCTGTTGGCTGAAACCATGAGCCAGCTCAAAGGCCGGGCAATCCTGACCATCAACGACCACCCCGCCATGCGCGCGCTGTTCGATCGCTTCAGTCGGGTCAGCGTGCCCATCCGCTACACCGTGGGTGGTGGCCAAGGCGTTGCTCGGAGCGAGCTGATCTACACAACCTAGCCGGGCATCGGGTCCGGCAGGGTATCCATGCCCCGCTCGGCGCGGCGGGGCTGAACCTCCGCAGGAACCGAGATGACGCAGATCACTCCCCAACAGGCTGGCGGCGTGAACGTCGTGGCCTTCCTCGACATGCTGGCCTGGTCCGAAGGTACGGACAACGGCCGGCAGCCGACCAACGACCGCGGCTATGACGTGCTGGTCGGTGGTGGTTTGTTCCGTGGCTACGCCGACCATCCGCGCGTGCTGGTGGACCTGCCGAAGCTCAAGATCCAGTCGACCGCAGCCGGCCGCTACCAGCTGCTGCGCCGCTACTACGACGCCTACAAGAAGACGCTCGGCCTGAAGGATTTCTCGCCGCTGAGCCAGGACCTGATTGCGCTGCAGCAGATCCGGGAGCGTCGCGCGCTGCCGCTGATCCAGGCGGGCAGGATTCCCGAGGCCATCAAGGCGGTCAGCAACATCTGGGCGAGCCTGCCCGGAGCTGGCTACGGCCAGCACGAACAGAAGCTTGCCGACCTGTTGGCCGTGTACCGCAAGGCCGGCGGGACGGTGGCGCCGTGACTGAGCCCGTGAGCACTCTGAAAACCATTGTTGGGACGTTCACCGCGGCCGTTGTGGCGCCGGCGACGGCTGATGCGCTGCGGGAGGCCGAACGGGTGATCCTCGGCGTACCGCAGTCCGTGCTGCTGGTTGCCATGGCGGGAGCGCTGATCGGTGTCCTGCTGCTGCCGGAAAAGGACGCGGAGCGCGTGGCCGCTGACGCCAGCCGCCGGCGCGGCCACCGCCTGCTGCAGACTGCCGCGCGCTGGGCTGCCCTGGCTGTGGCGGTCGTGGCCTACGCCATCGTGGCCGCATGGGTCATCGCCGTTGCCGCGTCCATCTGGCCGGCGCTGGCGGGCGCCCCGCAGCTGCCCCTGGCCGGCCTGTCCGGCGTCCTGATCCGCCGGCTGTTGCCCGGCTACGTGCGCATGGTGGAGCGGGCCACCGGTGCCATCGGAGGCGATAAGCCATGAGCGTACTGATTCGATTTCTGCGCGCGCTGTGGACCCTGATCGTAGGCGCCGCTGCCGACGCGCTGCAGTGGCTGAGCAAGCCCGGTAGCAAGGTCAAGCTGGTGTGCGCGGTGCTGGCCTTCGGCTGCATGGTGTCCGGGCTGACTGCCTGGGAGAAGGAGCAGAAGATCCGGGATCTGAGCGCCCAGGTGATCAAGGTCCGGGCCGACTGGCAGGCCGACGCCGCGCGACTGCAGGCCGACGTCGACAGCCGCGATCAGCGTCTGGCCGAGGTCGCCGCCGCACTGAGGGCGGAAGCCGAGAAGCTGCAAGCCCTCCGGGACGAGAGTGCTGAAGCACTGCGGGCCTTGGCGGGCAAGGTTGAAGCGTCCGAGAAGGAGGCTTCTACCTGGCGCGGCCGCTACGAGCAACGGCCCGACACCTGCAAGGCAGCCTTGGAGCTGCTCGATTCGGCCTGCCCGGCACTGAAGGGGTACTGATATGGACGTAAGGACGAAAACGGTTGTCCGGGTCGAGATCGAGCTGAACACCGGCACATTCGGATCGGGAGCCACCATGGAGGAGATCACCACCCAGGCGGCAGCAGAGGGTGTGCGCATCGCCACCGAAATGCTGGCTGGAGCCAGGGCTCCCGGTGGTGGCCGAGTAGTCGGCCATCCCAGGGTTCAGACAGTAACGACCCTGCCGGACGACTTAATCTTGGGGGTGTTCAAGTGCGCAGACTGACGATTCTCGCGGTGGCGGCGCTGTCAGCTTGTCAGCCAGCGCCCACCAAGCCAAACCCGCCGCCAGAAGCCGTCATCACGGTTTCGGTGGCCACCTACGTGCCGATCGACCCCCAACTTCGCAAGCGCTGCAAGTGGGTGAAGGAGGCGGCGCCGTCCGCCGTATTCGAGGTGAGCAACGGCCGGAAGCGTTGCTTGCAGCAGTACGAGGCGCAGCTCGACGGCATCGACCAGGTGCATGGCAAACCTGTACCGGATTCGCCCTGATGGTCCGGCAGACGGCGCGGGAACGCCGCGTGCTGGCGTTGGGTCGCCTGAAGACGGGCGAGATGAACAAGACCGAGGCCGCGTATGCCGAGCGGCTGCGCGCGCTGCAAGCGGCAGGCGAGGTGCAATGGCACCGGTTCGAGGGCATGAAGCTGCGCTTGGCCGACAACACGTTCTACACCCCGGACTTTGCAGTCATGGCTGCCGACGGCGTCATGGAGTGCCACGAGGTGAAGGGCCACTGGCAGGACGATGCACGGGCCAAGATCAAGATCGCAGCGGCTATGTACCCATTCCGCTTTATTGCGGTGAAGGTCAAGCCCAAGCGGGATGGCGGCGGTTGGGCAGTGGAGGAGTTCTGATGGAGGAGGTCAGGTACAGAGTTGCTGTCCGCTGGCGCTGGTGGTTCCACGTCTGCCTGGCTTGCTGGCAGATCCTTCGACTGTTCGGCATTCAGCCAAGTGCGGAAGGCTTGGACTGGTACATACGCCGCGGCTTGGTGCTGCGCACAACGAGGATGACGGGACATGGAAGCAAGAGACATTGACGCACTGGCAGCGAGCATTGCAGCTGAGGCTGCGGCGAGGGACCAGATGATGAGCGGCATGGGCGCCACTATTGCTGCCTTAGCCGCACGTCTTGATGGCAGTGCCGATGCACGCATCGACCGGCTGGTCGGGATCATCGAGCAGCAGGGCAAGCAAATCGCCGAACTGGCCACGCATGTGGGGCTGCTGGTGCAGGCGGTGGCCCAGCTGCTGGGCGAGGAGGCCGGTGCGCCGGTACAGGACGAAGGTGCGGAGCCGGAGCGAGTCGACCTGGACGGGAAGCCCTACTGATGGCGGCGGGTCCGACCCAGCGCCGCGGCAGGACCCGACAGACAGGGGGCAGCGCCTTCGCACATCTGTATGGCACCGCGCGCTGGCAACGCACGCGCAAGGCGCAGTTGGAGCGTGAGCCGCTGTGCAGCAGGTGCAAGGCCAGAGGCCACGTCACGGTCGCCACGGTGTGTAACCACACCAACGGCCATCCTGCTGGAGAGACAGAGGAAATGTTCTGGACTGGCCCCTTCGACAGCCAGTGCGCCAACTGCCATAGCAGTGACCAGGCGCGACTGGAGCGCGGTGCAGCTCAGGTCCGGGGGTGTGACAGCGATGGCTGGCCGATAGGGATTTGACCGTTTCACGCCCCGATGTTCCACGCCACGGGGTAGGGGGGGCGAATTTATGGCATTGGCCAGCTCCTAGACCGAGCGCCCCCCCAAACACGCGTATCCACAATTCACGGGACGACCCTCGACCGGGCGCTCCCAGTCAAGAAATCCCGCACTTTCCCGAGGAATTCATGCCAAGGCCCCGATTGCCCGTCGCAAAGGCTGCGACAAGCGGCGCCGCCATCAAGAATCCCGGCCGGCACGCTGGCCGGAAGAAGCCGGCGGGCACACGAAGCTTGGGCGAGCCGTACAAGGCCATGACAGCGGCGGAGAAGCGGGCGTGGAAGGAATTCGCGACGGAAATGCCCTGGCTCAACGCGAGCCACCGAGTACTGCTCCGCCTTGCCTGCCTCTGGACGGCCCGGATGGATGACCCGAAAGCCGAGTTCGGCGTGTCAGCAACCCAGGCGCTCAGCTCGATTCTTTCGAAGCTGGGCGCCACACCTGTGGATGAATCGAAGGTCTCGCATGGCGGTGACGAAGAAGACCAGGGCGAAGAATTCTTCGGTGGCCCCAGCTCCGGCCGACCGCACTAAGGCGTATGCGCTGGATGTGGTGGCTGGCCGGATCGTTGCCGGCCCTCATGTCCGAAACGCCTGCCGGCGCCACCTGCAGGATCTGATCGAAGGCCCCGAACGGGGCCTTTACTTTGACCACGGGGCTGCCGAGTACGCGTTCCGCTACTTCGAGAACGTCCTGATGCTCTCCGAGGGTCAGTTCGAGGGCCGGAAGTTCGAGCTGCACCCCTCGCAGGCGTTCATCATCGGCTCGCTCTTCGGCTGGAAGGGCGCCGACGGGCTTCGCAGGTTCCGCCGCGCGTACATCGAGCAGGGGAAGGGCAACGGCAAAAGCCCGCTGGCCGGTGGGCTGGGCCTGCTGGGGATGACGGCTGCAGGCGAGGCTGGCGCGCAGATCTACTCGGCGGCGGCGAAGAAGGACCAGGCTGGCATCCTGTTCGCCGACGCGGTGAAGATGGTCAAGAAGTCGCCGCTCCTGGCCAAGCGCATCGAGTTCGCTGGCGGTGAGGGGCGGGAGTTCAGCATGGCGCACCACGCCAGCGCGAGCTTCTTCCGGCCGGTGTCGCGCGATACGGGCCGTACCGGCTCCGGTCCTCGACCGTTCTTCGTGCTGGTCGATGAGGTGCACGAGCTTCCCGACCGGCGAATCATCGAAATGCTAGAGCGCGGCTTCAAGTTCCGCCGCGAGCCGCTGCTCTTCATGATCACCAACTCCGGCAGCGACCGGACCTCGGTGTGTTGGGAGGAGCACGAGCATGCCGTCAAGGTCGCCGCCGGCCATACCGAGGCGGTGAACGATCCGACCTTCGTCGGCGGCGTTATCGATGACCGCACCTTCAGCTACGTGTGCAGCCTGGACGACGGCGACGACCCGCTTGAGGACCCCAGCTGCTGGGCAAAGGCCAATCCCCTGCTGGGGATAACTATCACCGAGCAGTACCTGGCGGACGTGGTGGCGCAAGCCAAAGCGATCCCCGGGTCACTGAACGGCATTCTTCGTCTGCACTTCTGCGTGTGGACCGATGCGGAGACCGCCTGGATGACGCGCCCAACGCTGGAACCGGCGCTGGCCGACTTCGACCCGCGCATGCATGAGGGGCGCAAGGTCTACCTGGGCCTCGACCTGTCGCAGGTTCGCGATATCACCGCGATGGCTGCGGTCGTGGAGACCGGCACTGTACCGGTGGAGGTGGAGGTCGAGGGCGAGAAGCTGATCATCGAGAAGCCGACGTTCGACGCCTGGATAGAGGCTTGGACGCCCGGCGACACGTTGGATCAACGGCAATTGCAGGACAAGCTGCCCTATCGCACGTGGGTCAACGGTGGACACCTGCACGCGCCACAAGGGCAGGCCATCAACTTCCGGCACGTGGCCCAGGTCATGGCCGAGTACGACAGCCGCTATGACGTGCAGCTGGTCGCGTACGACCGCTACGCGTTCCGCCGCTTCGAAGAGGAGGTCAACGACATTGGCCTATCTGTGACCTTCGCGGAGCACCCGCAGGGCGGTTGCAAAAAGGGCAAGCCACTGGAAGCGGCGGTGGAAGCCGCCGAGCAGTCGGGGCAGCCAGTACCTGAAGGCATGTGGATGCCCGGATCGCTGCGCCTGCTGGAAGAGGCGCTGCTGGAGGGTCGCCTGCGCCTGCGCCGGAACCCGGTTCTGGTGTCCGCAATCATGTCCGCCGTCATCGAATCGGACCGCTGGGGCAACAGCTGGCTGTCGAAGGCCAGGTCGGCAAACAAGATCGACGCCGCGGTGGCCCTTTGCATGTCCATCGGCGCGGCACACGCCATGCCACCGGATGCCGGCGGCATAGACGACTACCTGGAAAACGGCTTCTTTGGACTGATCGGATGACTACCTTTCGCTGGTACAACCCGCTGAGCTGGCGGTTCTTCGGATACGACGACCCTGCCACCGGCAACTACGTGGAGGTCGACCTATCCACCGGTGGCCGAGGCACCAAGGCGGGCGTCCGGGTGACGCCCAAGAAAGCGCTGACGGTCAGCATCGTCTGGTCGTGCGTGAAGGTGCTGTCCGAGTCCGCCGCGGGGCTGCCTTGGAAGCTGTATGAGGACGCGGGCGGCCTCCGCCAGCTGGTCAGGGGGAGCAGCCCGCAGAGGCGCCGTCTGCTTCGCCTGCTGAGCAAGCCGAATCCGTTCATCAAGTGGCTGGACCTGATCAAGGCAGTCGTGGTGAACATGGCGCTGCGTGGCAATGCCTTCGCCATCATCCAACGTGACGACGATGGTGGATGGATCGGCCTGATTCCTGTGGCGGTGGATAGCGTCCGCATCGACACCGACGACGGCCTGATCTACTGGGCGACGATCAACGGCAGCGAGACGCCGGTCTCGCCGCAGAACATGCTGCACTTCAAGCTGTTCAGCCCAGATGGCATCACCGGCCTGTCGCCAGTCGAGTACCAAGCCGAAACCATCGGTCTCGCGCGCGCTGCGCAGGACTGGTCCGCCCGGTTCATGCGCAAGGGTGGCTTCACCGGTGGATACATCATTTACCCCGGCTTCCTGACCAAGGAGCAGCAGGCGCAGATCAAGGCGAAGTTGCCGGATATCCGTCAGGGCGATGTAGACGACCTCGGCAAGATGGCCATCCTGCAGGGCGGGCCGACGATCACGCCGGCCGGACTGACCCAGAAAGACAGCCAGTTCATCGAATCGCAGCAGTTCCAGGAAGAGGCGCTCGCCGGCATCTGGGGCGTTCCGCTGTACCTGACGAACCGCGCTCGCTCCACGTCTGTGCTGGGCTCCAATCTGGAGCAGCAAACCAGCGGCTTCGTCACCTTCGGCCTGAAGCCTTACCTCGACGCGATCGAGAGCGAGATCAACGACAAGCTGTTCGCTGATGGCGACATGTTCGTGGAGGCTGTCGTGGAGGGCCTCCTGCGGGCCGACAGCGGCGCCCGTTCTACCTACTACAAGACGGCCCTTGGCGGCTCCGGCGGCTCTGGCTGGATGACGATCAACGAGGTTCGGGTGAAGGAGAACCTGCCTGTGCTGGAAGGCGAGCAATACAACCAGGTCACACGGTGGACCAGCAACAAGCCCGATTCCAGTAACGACGACCCAACGGGAGATCCCGCCAATGCTTAGCAAGTATTCCTGCCCGTTCGAGGTAAAGGCGGCCGACGATGCCGGCAACTTCGAGGGCTATGCCTCGGTGTTCAACAACGTGGATCTCGGCGAGGACCTGATCCTCCCGGGTGCCTTCGTCAAGGTGAAGACGACTCGAACTGGCCGACTGCGCCTGGCGCTGTACCACAACCTGACCCGGCTGATCGGCGATGCCGAGTTCAAACAGGACGGCAACGGCCTGCACTTGAAGGGCAAGGTCAACCTCAACGTCAGCTACGCCAAGGACGCCTACGAGCTGATGAAGGCCGGCACCCTGGACGAAATGTCAGTCGGCTTCAACACGTTGGAGGACGCGATCGAGAACCGCGAGGGGCGGCGGGTGCGCGTCATCAAGAAGGCCGAACTGTGGGAGGCATCGGTCGTTCCATTTGGCATGAACCCGGAAGCACAGGTGATGAGCGTCAAGTCCGACGTTCGCGCCTTCGAATCGGCCCTGCGCGAAAGCATGGGGCTGTCCCAGAAAGAGGCGGCGGCCGTCGCCTCGCTCGGCTTTCCCGCGATCCACCGTGACGGTGGCATTGGGGACACGGAGACCGTGAAGCAGCTGAAGCAACTCGGCACATCCATCGAATCCATTTTCAAAGGTATGAACCAATGAGCGAGAACATCAGTGATATCCGTGAGGGTCTGGAAAAGCAGCTGAAGGACGGCTTCGCCGGCCTGCAGAAGAAGTACGACAGCGCCTCGGCCGAGATCGAAAAGGGCAACCAGGTCACCACTGACCTGAAGAAGCAGATCCAGTCGGCCACCGACGAGATCCAGAAGGTCGTCGACAAGGTCCTGAAGCTGGAAGAAAAGGGCATCGGCCTGGGCAACCAGCCCGGCACGAAGAAAGGCTTCATCGACTTCATCAAGGGCAACGACGAGTACAAGGCGCTGCAGGGCCGTGAGAAGTCGGCCGCCGAGATCGAGGTCAAGAAGGACGATCTGGCGTCCATGCAGGAGACCAAGGCGGTCACCAGCGCAGGCATCGTCGTGCCGAACTTCGATCCGACGATCCAGCCGGGCATCCGCCAGGAACTGCGCATCCGCGACCTGATCCCGTCGATCTCCGTCACCGGCCAGAGCTACACCTACTTCCGCGAGAAGCTGCACACCCGCGGCGCCGGCCCGGTCGGCGAAGGCGGGGCCAAGCCGCAGAGCAACGTTACCTTCGAGCAGAAGACCGACCTGGTGAAGAAGCTGGCGGTCTGGATCCCGGTCACCGACGAAGCGCTGGACGACGTGCCGCAGATGTACGGCTACCTGCAGCAGCTGCTGCGCTACGACCTGAAGCTGGAAGAAGAAGTTCAGATCCTGAAGGGCGACGGCCTGGGCAACAACCTGCCCGGCCTGATGACTGACGCCACGCTGTTCGATGACGCCCTTTCGAAGGCGAGCGACACCTCGATCGACACTGTCCGCCGCGCCATCTACCAGGTGCGCAAGCAGTCGAAGCTGTCGGCCGACGCCACGGTGATGACCGAGCTGGACTGGATGAACATCGAGCTGGAGAAGGACAGCCAGAACCGCTACCTGTTCGCCAACCTGCAGGGCTTCGTTACCCCGATCCTGTGGGGCCGGCCGGTGGTCGCCTCGGACAGCATGGACGAAGGCGACGGCACCACCACCGGTGGCGAGTTCCTGGTCGCCAACTTCCAGCGCGGCGCCACGATCTACGACCGCATGAGCTTCCTGTTCAAGGTCGGCCTGATCAACGACGACTTCGTGAAGAACCAGCGCGTGTTGCTGGTGGAAGAGCGCCTGGGCCTGGCTAAGCGCCGCGTCGAGGCATTCGTGAAGGGCCGCTTCAAGCCGCAGGCGTGATAGCGAGCTGATCCCGAACGAGGCCGGCGGCGCGCCGGCCTCTCTCTTTCTATACGGAGCAGGAACATGAAGATCAAAGCCGAATGGGGCTTCCGCGGCGACGCCCCGAAGCTCAACGCCGAGTCCGCCGATGTGAAGGCTGGCGACGTGTTCGACGGCGTGGATCCGGAATACGGACACGCGCTGGTCGGCAAGGGCCTGGTGGTACAGGTCCACGAAGGCGCCGCACCCCAGGAGACGAAGCCGGCCAAGCCCAGCGAACTGAAGGCGGGCGAGGGCGACGGCGTGGACGGAACTACCAGCACCGACGCAGTCCCAAGCACAGCCGCACCGGTGGTCGATGGTGCTGCTTCCGGTGAAGCTGTCACGGCCGGCGCTGTTGCCGACGCCGTCGCAGGGAGCCCGGCAGCCGATCAGGTCGGCGCTGATGAAAGGGCGCTCCTGATCCAGCAGCTGGAGGCCGCTGGCGTCGAGTTCGATCGCCGCTGGGGCGCTGCTCGCCTGGCAGCGGTGTTGGCCGAAGCCCAGAACAAGGATCCCGAGTAATGGCAATCACCCTCGACCTCGCGCTTGTGCGCGAGCAGTGCCGCGTTGTCGATGAGATCAGCGATGCGCTCCTGCAGACGTACGTAGACGCGGCCCTCGTGCACGTGGAGATGCACTGCGATCGCCGCCTGGTTGAGGGTGAGCCGTCCGGCGAAGAAGAGATGGCGCTTACGGCGGATGTGCACCAAGCGGTTCTGTTGATGGTCGGCAGCTGGGCGGAGAACCGCAGTGCCCTGGGTGAGCTGACCTCGGAGATTGCCCTCGGGGTGTCACGACTTCTTTGGTACAGGAAGCGATTCTGATGGCTACTTCAGCAGGCCAGCGCCGTCACCTGATCCGCTTCGAGCGCGCAGTCGATGTCCGCGATCCGCTAGGTGGGCCGCCCAAGAAGGAATGGCAGCTCGTCGCCGAGGCGTGGGCAAAGAAGACGAACCAACTCAGCGCGACGGCCGAGGCGGTCGCCGCAGGGGCCGAGCGATACCGCGAGCAGGTCCGGTGGGACATGCTCCCACGCCATGTTGAGCCCGCTTGGCGCATTGTCGAGCGGGGCAAGCCTTATGCGATCAAGAGCATTGCACCGAGCAACGACGGTAGTGAGATGGCGATCATCGCCGTAGCGGGGTTGGGCAATGGCTGAGCAAGTGTCAATTCACGGTCTGGATGGCCTGTTGCGCTCGCTGCGGGAGGCCCCCAAGGCCATCCGGGGCAGGGCAGTCCAGGCCGGCATGCGCAAGGGCGGCAATGTCATCCGGGACGACGCCAGACGCCGGGCGCCGAAAGCAACAGGCTTCATGGCGTCTCAGATCGTCACCCGCCGGGCCAACTCCAAGAGCCGGCAGCGCGCAGGTGTAGGCCGAGGCGGCGAGTACTTCACCGTAGGCGTTAAGACGGGGCGTCGCCGCAAGTACGCCAACACCAAGCGCAACCGGCGCCGTGGCCGCGTTGGGAAGGTCTACGAGGAGTCTGGGTGGGCCTATTACTGGCGGTTCGTGGAGTTCGGCACCAAGAACATGCGGGCGTCTCCCTTCCTCACACCCGCCGGTGAGACGAAAGGACCGGAAGCGGCACAGGTGATCATCAATGAGACCTGGGCGGCGCTCGACAAGCAGCTGAAAAAGGATGGCTGGCGATGATGGTTCCTTTGATCCAATCCCTGCTGGAAAACGATGCGGCAGTCCGGCAGGTGCTCGGCGATCCTGTCCGCCTATTCCTGGGTAGTGCGCCCCAGAACACGCCGCTCCCCTACGCGACGTGGGAGGTGGTTAACGGATCGCCAACGGCGATGCTGTCCGAACCGCCGCCGGCTGACGGCTGGCGGGTCCGCATGACCGTATGGGGCGAGGTCCTCAGCCAAACCAACGCCGTTGGCGTCGCTATCCGCGACGTGGTGGAGCGCGTGGGCAGCATCGAGTCGTACAACCCGACGCCCGACAACGACGGCACGGATTCGGTAGGCATTTCATTCGACGTGCGGCTCCTGCAACTGCGCTGATCCACACAACGGCAACCCACTGGCCCCGCAAGGGGCCTTTTTCATGCCCGGCGACGGGCGCAACACAAGGAAATCCCTATGGGACAGGTAATCAAGTCGAAGCACTCCCAGCTGTTCGTCGCAATCGGCGCGGCCGAGGTCATCAAGGTGACCCGCCTGCGTTCGGTCGGCTTCCCCGATGGCCAGGCATCGGAGATCGATATCTCCGATTACGACGACGACTGGGACCAGTTCGTCGCCGGCCGCAAGCAGACCGGCAGCACCAGCATCGAGATCATCTACGACAGCGTCGACCACGAGAAGCTGGAAGAGCTGCACGAGACCGGTGCCGTCGTGAATTGGCTGGTGACCGCGCCGCTGTCGGAAACCGAAGGTGTGGCCAAGCCGACCGCCGTTGCCGGAAAGATCACCCCGCCGGACACCGTACTGTCCAAGCAGTTCGACGGCTTCGTGCAGAACTTCGCGGTGACCAGCCAGGACAACGATGTGTGGAAGGCGACGATCACCATCCGCGGCTCTGGCGCCGTCACCACGCACCGCCCGACGCCGTAAGGCTGCGGCAACGGCGCACACCCAGGCCCGCTCCGGCGGGCCATCTCTCTGACAGGGCGCGCGGATCCTCCGCGTGTTAGCCGTGCGCGGCCCGCGCGCCCTGTCGCCACTGAAGGAAACGGCCAATGAGCAAGACCAACGACACCCCCCAAATCCAGCCGCAGCAGCCCCTGAGCGTCCTGCAGTCGTTCACCAACCTGGGCTTGTTCGCGTCCAAGGACGTGCACGCCGACACGATCACCTTGCCCAACGGTGCCAAGGCGCAGTTCCACGTTCGCGAACTGCCGGATGCGGAGTTCCGCAAGCTGTGGGGTGAAGGCGACCGCGCCAAGCTGATCGCAGCGACCATCTGCGACGAGGACGGCAAGCCGGTAATGAACGTGGAGCAGGCCGCCCAGCTCAAACCACTGGTTGCCGCTGAGCTGCAGCGCGTGGCCATGAAGCATTCCGGCTTCGGCGAGGATGCTGCGCAAGCCCAGGCTGACGCGGGAAACGGCTAAGGCAGCGCGGCGAGGACTGGTTCTGGAAGGTCCTCGCCGGCCACCTGCATCGCACCGTGGCGGAGTTGCAGGCGAGCATGTCGCGCCGGGAGTTCCTGGAATGGTGGGAGTTCCACAAGCGGAACCCCATCGACCCTGTAAGCCTGCACATCAAGCCCGCTGCCTTCGCCGCGTATATAACCGCCTCGCACAGCCAGGGCGGAACAAAGCGCTCCTTTCAGCACTACCTCGACGCTCTCGTGCCACGGTCCGATGAGGACGAGGCGCAGGACTGGTTCGATGGACTGGGATGACCATGACCGACACTTTCGGGCGGTTCGCCGCCACGCCCATTGGACCGTTGCTCGCTGCGCGAGATGGCGGGCTTACCCTGGCCACCACCGGCGCCACCACGTTGGCCAGCCACGCGCGCTCCGACTTCGGCCTTGATGCCGGGACGGTGGGCGTGGAGTTTGCGGTGTGGGGTGATGACGCCCTTGCAGCCCTCGTAGGCTTCGCCACGGGCCCGGCAGCGCTGAACAAGGCGCTGGGTGCGGATCTCGCCAGCATCGGCTGGGACCTCGCCGCCGGGCGCCTGCTGCAAGCTGGAGGAGCGATCGCCACTGGCCTGCCGGCGGTGACCCACGGCGACATTGTCGGGCTGCAGGTCGTGTTCTCGACCCCTCGCAAGCTGCGGCTCTACCTCAACGGCGCGCAGATCCTGGTGCGCGAGCTGCAGCTGTCTGGGCCGCTGTTCTTCGCCGCGTCACTGGCCGCCACCAAGGCGGGCGGGCTGTGCCTCGCGGTCAACGCAGGGCAGTGGGGGCCGCGAAGCGAGGCGGCGGCCGCTGGCTGGCGGTTGCCCGCTGCATCCGTCAGCCCGACCCGGCTGGCCGACGTGGACTGGCTGTCTGCGCCCGGCGATAGTCCGGCGAACGTTCGCTACGAGGGGTTGGTGGCCGAGGGCGTCAACCTGATCCAGGAGCTGGCGTTCTGGCCGTGGGGCGGTGACCCGGTGTCCCAGGCCGCGGCCGCCGAGTGCGTCGTGGTCGATGCGGAAGGTTTGCTGGACGGAATGGCGGGCACTGGTGCCTCTGGCAGCTCGGTGCAGATCCTGCTTGCGCCCGAAAACGGGATGCGGGCCGACGCGGTCCCGGCCTTCCGTTGCGCGATCGAGCAGATCGAGATCAACGACGACGGCACCAAGACGCTGCACCTGCGTGACGCGCACGACTACCTGGATGAAACCATCAACCGGGGCGTGTTCCTGCCGAACGTCCCTTCGCTGGCCTGGAAGCCGCAGCCGGTAGTGATCGGGGCAGTGGCCAGCGTCCCGGCAATGGGCGCCAACTCGGATGCGACCTCGATGTTCGTTGCTGACGGGCGGGTCTACGTGGATGCCGTGATGGACCGCGGCGACCTGATGGAGACAGGAACCTACAGCCAAGCGCCGGATGGGCAGCAGCTGCTGATGAAGTCGCCGCCGGTAACGCCGGTGGTGGCGGACGCCTCCAGCATCGGAGCGGGCATGCTGCCGGCGCGGTTGGAGCAGGCGGTGGGGGACGTGATGGCCAGGTTGGGGCGAGCGGCCTGGTCAGCCAGCGACTGTGCGAGTATCGACCAAGCCACGGGGTATATGGGCATCGGCTACTACGCAGGAACAGCCATCACCGGCCGCGCTGCGCTGAATGCGCTCCTACCCAGCTACGGCGCCGGCTGCTACCAGGATCCATCCGGGGTGCTGCGCTTCGCCCGCGTGACCGCGCCCGAGACCTATGTCGGCGCGTTCGCCTTCGATCTGTCGGAGGATGATCTGGCCGCTGACCTGGTCATGGTGCCCGATGATGCTCCCAACCTGACTCGACGCATGGCCTACCGTCCCAACGGCCAGGCGCTGGGCGCATCGGACCTGGTCACCGACGTTGTCGACGTGCCGCAATCCCGGCGCGATGAGCTGACCGGCCTCTACCGGGGGCAGGTCTATGGCGCTGGTCCGCTGCACGCCCACTACCAGCGGGCAGAGGCGGCTGACCCGGTGATCTCGTTGTTCTGGCATGCGGCCGACGCGCAGCAGGAGATTGATCGCGTCCTCGGCCTGTACCGGGTGCAGCGCCACTTCTACCAGCTGGCGGTGCGTGGTGATCAGGACTTGGCGCCGCTGCCGGGGCAGATCGGCCGGATCACCTACGGACGTTACGGTCTCGACGACGGCAAGCCGGTGCTGGTGCGCCGTGTAGAGCGCAATCCTGCCACGGGGGACGTGGTGCTGACGGTGTGGGGATGATGACGTGTTGATTGGATATGGCATGCCGGCAGTCGCGACGGTGACCCTCACCGGTGGCACGTGGTTGAGTGCGGACCAGGGCTCGGCGCTCTTCGACGGAAAGCCTGGCAGGGCGTCGCGGATCCGCCGCACCAGTTCGCTGGCTATCACCATCACCCTGGCCGACGCTGTGGTCCCGGGGATCATCGCGATTCTCGGCCTGAACATTCCGCCCGGCGTGCAAGTCAGCGCCGCCGGAGCCACCGGGACCACGGTGCGTCTGCATGACGGCAGCGTCTGCGCTTGGCTGTTCCCGCAGGCCAGTGCCCTGGTCTCGGTGGTGTCCGTGGAGATTGCCACCACCGCCACCAACGTGGACGTGGGCGAGATTGCGATCTTCCAAGCGGTCGACGTGGGGATTAGCGACGGGTGGGCTGTGGCCATGATCGACACGAGCGCCCATACGCGAACGAAGGGAGGCCAGGTCAACACTGTGCCGGGGCCGGTGTATCGGAGGCTGACCTGCACGCTGTCGGGCCGCTCCACGCCGGTTGTGCGCGGCGGTGGGCTGGGCGGAACCGATTGGGAGACGGTGGCCGCCGCGATCGCGGGACGCCGGCGCTCCTGCGTTGTGCCGCAGTACCGTGACATGGTCAGCAAGGCGTTCGACCCCCTACTGGCGGCGCGGTCGGCGCTCTACGGCTACCCGACACAGCTGCCGTCGGCGGAGAACATCAGCCGGCAGTACTTCACGGGGTACATGGAATTTGAGGAAATCCCGACGTAGCTGGCATGATCCCCGCAGATATCGGGAGGTTCTATGAAGCATCTAATCAGGTTGGCGCCGGTGCTACTGCTCTCGCTGGCAGCTGGCTGTTCGACGGCACAGGACGATGGAGCCAAGCGCGGGTTGCTGAACTGCATGAGCGCGATTCAAGCGGCGTCAGCGGACCCGAACCGCACCAAGGTGCCGTACGTGAAGGACATGGGATCCGCCAACGAACACTATTTCGCCTGGCCTGCCGGGGCCGGGCTGGTCCTTTCTGAAACAGGCGGTTCCACGAAGCCTGCATCCGCGTCGTGTGTCACGAACGCTGACGGAACCGTGACACAGATGACCATCAACGGGTCGGAAATCCCGATTCCGTAGAACATTTCTCCATCAGCCCAAGCCCGCCATGTGCGGGCTTTTTTTTTGGAAGCGCGATGAGCCTCTACACCCTTACCGTCGACCTGCTGCTGAAGTCGGGATCGTTCGAGCGCGACAGCGGGAAGGCCGCGCGCGTCGTGCAGCGCGACATGGCTACGATCCAATCGTCTATGTCAGACGCCGCACGCCGCGGCGCCGATGAGGTCGCGGCCGGATTTCGTCGGGTAGCGACTGAGGCGGTGGGTCTTACATCAGCCTTGGTGGCCGTAAAAGCCGCAGTTGGCAAGGCCGACGAATGGACGAACCTCAACAACAGGCTGCGGCTGGTCACGCAGGGCCAGGCGCAGTTCGCTGCCGCGCAGGCTGACGTGATCCGGATTGCCGGCGCAGCGCGACAGCCTCTGGGTGCGACTGCGGAGCTGTACCAGCGAATCGCGATGAACCAGGAGGCCCTCGGTCTGTCTGGGAGAGACTTGGCACGCGTTGTCGAGACCATCAGCAAAACGATGGTGATCAGCGGCACGTCCGCGGCGGGTGCCGATGCCGCCCTCGTGCAGCTGGGGCAGGCGTTTGCCTCTGGCACCCTTCGAGGTGAAGAGCTGAACTCGGTACTCGAGCAGGCGCCAGCCCTGGCCCAGGCCATCGCCAAGGGCCTGAACGTACCGATCGGGAAACTGCGTGAACTGGGCGCCGCGGGCAAGTTGTCGTCACAGCAGGTGATCAACGCGTTGCAGAGCCAGGCTGGCGCCGTGGACGAGGCGTTCGGCAAGATGGATTCCACCGTTGGGCAGGCAATGACGCTGTTCAACAACAACCTGCAGGTCATGATTGGCCGTGCCGACGAGGCAACCGGCGCGTCCAAGGCGCTTGCAGCCGGCATCGGTGCCCTCGGCAGCAATCTGGAAATGGTAGCTGTCGCCGGAGCCGCAGTCGCATCTGGACCGCTGCTGAAAGCCCTACTGGCGCGGGTCGCTGCGGCCAACGCTGGTATGGTGGCAGATCGGGCCGCAGCGGCTCAGAACTTGGCCGCTGCGCAGCAGCTCGAGCTGCGGACCCGTGCCGCAATGCTCGATGCGGAGGCGGAGGTGCGCCGTACGGCTGCGATCGGCGGTAGCGTGTCCGTGAGCAGCAAAGCCGCTGCAGCGACCCTTGAGCATCGACAGGCCACGCTGCTGCTGGCTCAGGCGCAAACGCAGGCTGCAGCGGCCAACGCCGGCTGGCTTGCGCGTGCTGGATCAGCGACGCTTGCCATGCTGGGAGGTCCGGCGGGCATTGTGACCATGTTGGCCACTGCCGCCGCGGGCTGGTTGATCTTCCGCGACAACACGAAGATTGCGTCGGCTGCGCTGATCGATTTTGGTGGTGCGGCTGACACTGCCATCGAGAAGTTCAAGACCCTCAACGCCCAGATGCAGGCCGGCGAGATCCTTCGACTGCAAAAGGAGATCGACGAGAACTACCGGACCATCACCAGCTCGATTACGGAGATGGTCGCTGCGGCGACGAACTTTGCCACCGCGAGCCAGGCTTCAGAGTTCATCCAGGAGACGCAGCGGCTGGATGCCGCCTTTAAGGCCGGCAAGATTGGCGCCGATGAGTTCTCCAATGGTCTGGAGGCGGCATGGCGAGCAATGATCGCTGGCTCGCCAGCTGCTGTCACCGTGGCCAAGAGCCTCACGGAAGAGACCGCTGCCGCGGCGACTGCTGGCAGGGAGGTCGATCGTAAGCGTGCGATCCTCGCCGCCTTCACAGGCAGCAGTACTCAGGCGAAGAGCGCAACTGACGCCCTGTCGGGTTCGTTCAACGTTCTGGGAGACTCGGCAGGCGCGGCTGGCAAGCGCATCGCGTCGGCAATGCAGTCGCTGCCGGGTCAGCTCGCCCGCGTGGGCAAAAGTGCTGCCGAAATTGCAAAGCTGGACGTGAATGACTGGTTCAAGGAGGCCCAAGCCAGCGGCGTCGACTTCTCCAAGCGCGATGACCCGAAGGTCAAGCAGTACCTTGAACAGGGCGCCCAGTACATCCGGCTGCAGACCGAGCTGGCCGCGGCGCAGAAGAACTTCACCGAATCGCGCAAAGCGGCATCGGCAGCGGAGCGGGCCAGCGCGAAGGACCGCAAGGCCGATGCCGAGTCAATCAAGCGCTATGAACGTCAGGCGCAGGAGGCCGCTGGTGCGATGAACGGCCCATTGGCGGAGGCGATGGCAAGGCACCTCAACAACATGGCTCAGTACAACGAGCTGGTGAAGAAAGGGGCTATTGCTCAGGCTGACGCCAACGTTCTGATGGGCGAGAGCGCCGTGGCATACGCGAGGGTCGCCGCGGAGATACAGAAGGCTCTGTCGAGTCCTGAAACCCTTCTGGCGACGATGGACGCCGAGGTGGCAATGCTTGGCAAGGTGGGGCGCGCGCGGGAACTGTCACGCCGGCAGATGATGAACGAGCGCGACATGCGGCAGGAGCTGCAGAAGGCGGTTGAAGCTGCGGGTGGCAAGGAAGCGCTGGCACTGTCCAAGGGGGCCGCGAGCTACGAGCAGTACGAGCAGTCCATGCTGGCCGCGGCCCGGGCATCGGCAGACCTGTCCATGCGCGCTGAGGAGGCAGCGGCCAACGTCGAGGCATGGGCCGCGATCGTGGTGGGAGGGGTGAGCGATGCGGCCGATGCCATGGCTGACTTCGTGGCCGGCGGCATGCGCGACTTCGACAACCTGTGGGACGACCTGAAAGACGCGGCCAAGCAGGGCCTGCGCGATCTGGCCCGCGAGTTCCTGCAGCAGAAGCTGGTGATCCCGATCCAGACGCAGATCCTCAACGGGATGAGCGGGCAGGGAGGTGGGTTGAACCTGCAGAGCCTGATGGGATTGTTCGGCGGCAACGGCTCTGCGGCCGGTGGCCAGAACGTGAGCACGGTGGCCGGGCTGCTTTCCAAGGGCCAGGGCCTGTTTGGCTTCGGCCGGTCGGCAGGTGCTGCAGCGGGCACCCTGACCGGCTTCGGCGACGTGACCAGCATGGCCGGGATGACCGGTTCCAGCTTCTCCGGGTTGATCGGTGGTGGAAGTGCAGGAGCCGGCGCAGGTGCAGCGGGTGCAGGCGCTGCTGGCTCGGCAGCGGCGGCGGTCCCCATCATCGGCTGGATCGTCGCCGGCATGATGAAGAACGCCCAGTTGTTCGACCAGGGCTGGAATATCGCCAATGGTGAGAGCTGGGCCGGCAAGATCGCCACCGCCGGGGCTGTCGGTTTGGCCGACAAGGGGTTCCGCGCCTTGGGCTTCAACGACAAAGTCGCGTCGATCCTGTCCGGCTCCAGCATCCACGCGAAGCTGTTCGGTCGGCAGGCTCCCAAGGTCACCGGGCAGGGCATCACGGGTAGCTATGGCTTCGGCGGGTTCGATGGTCAGAGCTATGCCGATATCAAGGCCAAGGGCGGTCTGTTCCGCAGCGACAAGAAGTGGACGCAGTTCGGCGCGCTGGACCCCGGCATCGATCGCACGTTCGATATGGCCGCGCGCCAGGTCCGGGGTGCTGCAACCGATCTGGCCAAGCAGCTGGGTGTGGATCTGACCCAGAAGCTCGGCAGCGTGAAGGTGGACCTGGGGAAGCTCCAGTTGTCGGCCGACTCCACTGAGGCCAAGGCACAGCTGGAGGCATACCTCAGCGACATGACCAATCGGTTGTACACCGAGGCGGTCAAGGCGGCGGGGTTCGGTGGCCAACTCGACGGCTACTTCGAGGCGTCGGATGTGTTCACCGCGCTGAGTGCGTCGATCGCGCTGGCCGTTGGCAACGCCGATGAGTTGGGCCGGGCGCTCAACGGCTTGGAGGTCGATAAGGTCAACAAGGCGGTCGACTACTTCCAGGATCTGGCCGCCGTTGCCGGCACGGACCTGGCCACCCAGGTGCAGAAGGTGACCGGGCTGCTCGGCAACTACGCCAGCCTCATGGCGGACGTGAGCACTCAGCTGATGACGGCCAACCTGACGCAGTACCAGTCGCAGGCACTGTCGATCGAGCGCACGTATCGGCAGCAGGTGAAGTCGGCCAACGACTACGCCAAGGCGCTCGGCTTGTCTGGCGCTCGGGCGGAGGACCTGGCCAAGATCGAGGCGCTGCGTGCCACCAACATGGGCAAGCTGCAGGCGCAGATCGACAAGGACAAGAAGGCCATGCAGTACGGCCTGTCGATCAGTGACCTGTCGCCGCTGACAGACCAGGAGAAGCTGGGCGAAGCGATGAAGGAGCTGGAGCGGGCGGTGTCCGGCGGCGACACCAGCGCCGCGCAGGCAGCCGCTCAGGCCGCGCTGGGCTTCGGCCGGAACCTGTACGCCAGCGGGCAGGACTACAACAGCCTGTATGGCCGGGTTACCGGGCTTATCGATGGCATGAAGGTCGGAGATCTCAATCAGCCGGATGGCACCAGCATGGGTGCGCTGGCCGACGCCATCGAGGCGCTGCCGGACAACTTCAGCCGGGCCGTGTTCGACCTGGTCGTGAACAACGACGCTCAGACGCAAACCACCGCCGCCGTACAGCAGAGCAACGCTCTGCTCGCCGAGCAGAACCAGCTGCTGCGCCAGCTCGTCTCTACCACTACCCAGGGCGTACGCAACGCCAGCAGTTCAGCGCTGCGCGAAGCACTCAACGCGAGGTAATCAGCAATGCAAGCAAGGAAACTCACGCTGGTAGAAATCGGCGTGGGCGGGCTGCCGTCCGCGTCTCCGGTGGCGCCGCGCTTTTCCACCTGGTTCCCGGTGCCCTTCAAGGCGCCGGACGTGCCGCCGGCGAACGGGGTCAATCCCACGCCGGTAGCCGACGGCGTCGTGCTCGAATGGGACGCCGTCGATCTGGAGGGTGTGATCTACGTCATCTCGCGCAGCGAAAGCCAGGACGGCCCTTGGACGGAGATCAACCGCACCACCGAGACGCGGTACGTCTACAGCGACGGCAGCGGCAAGACGTGGTGGTTCCAGATCACCCCGACCGTTCGCGGCAAGGCAGGCACCGGAACCGTGGTGGGTGTTGTTCCGCCCACCACTTCGAAGGACCTGGCCGAACAGCAGGCCAAGCTGGCGGCGGAGATCAGTGCCCGCATCCAAGCGATCGCAGACGAGGCGGCTGTTCGCGCCGCCGGCCTGGCGCAGGCCGCACAGGACTTGGTCGCCGAGGCGCTGCTGCGGCAGCAGGGCGTGACTGAAGCCATGCAGGCGATCAGCGCCGAGGCCCAGGCGCGGATCGATGCGCTCCTGAACGAGAAGATGGCGCGCGAGGCAGCGATCAGCCGCGAGGAGCAGCTGCGGCAGAGCGCCGACGAATCGTTGGCGCGCGCGGTGTCGGAGGTTGCGGCCGGCAGCGGGACGCAGTTCGACAGCATCAAGCTCTGGCCGTTCAACCAGACCATTGAAGGGTGGACGGGCAACGGCGCGCCAACCCTCGTGGATGGCTGGCTGCGGCCCGCCAACCACGCCACCGCGCCCTGGGTGCAGTCGCCGGTGGCCTTGGCCGTAGACGGCAGCGCATACCGCTTCGTGAAGCTGCGCGTGAAGCGCGTTGGCTCGCCGACGTGGAACGGATTCCTCCAGTGGATCACCACCACGGACCAGGCATGGAACACGCAGAAGCGTGTGGCCATCCCGGAACCGGCGTGGGACGTGAACGGCGTGGCGACCGTCGACGTGCAGGACATTGCGTGGTGGCCGGCCACGGTGGATGCGATTCGCCTGCAGCTGGGGGCGGCGCAGACCATCGCCAACTACTACCTGATCGACTACATCGCCGTCGGTCGTCCGCAGCCCGGCGCGTCGGTGGCGTTGGTACAGGAAGAAACCCAGGCGCGTATCACCGCAGATGCCGCTGAAGCTCTCCAGCGCAACACGCTGGCCGTTCAGATGCGTGGCAACTACACCGGAACGGATCCGCTGCAGCTGACTGCAGGGCTGGCCTACGAGGAGCTGAAGGCCCGTGTGGCTGCGGACTCGGCGCAGGTGCAGCGCATCAGCACGATGGAGGCCCGAATGCCGGCCGGTGCCGGTTCGCTGGCAACCGCGGCATCGGTTACGGCGCTGCAGGAGGCGACCACCACCACCACGAGCGCGCTGGCTCAGTCGATCACCACGATCAACGCCGCATTGCCGGCGATGATTACGCAGGGCAGCAACATGGTCCTGAATGGCTCGTGGCAGTCAGGCAAGGACGTTGGTTGGACCTACGACCCGGGCGCAACCGGCACCAGCTGGCCGGCCACGGAGGGACGTGCCGGTGGCATGTGTGTGCGCTTCGATCCGGGGGCCATCCGGCAGAAGGTTGCGTATGCCAATGGTCGCACCGCGATGCCGACGAGCCCCGGCAAGAAGTATCGCTATAGCTGCTGGTATCGCAGTACCCCGGACTTCAATGGCACGCCGGGCAACAGCAAGATGCGACTGTCGAATCAGAGCGGTGAGCTGCTCGCGGGGGGAACGTTCTTCGTCGCGGACAAAGCTGCCTGGACCTACCTCAGTGCCGTGTACGCGATCCCGGACAACACGTCGATCACCGGGCTGCAGCTGGGCATCTATGCCGACAACACTGCCGGTACGTTGTGGGTTGACGATGTTGTGCTGGAGGAAGTGACCGAGCTGCTGGCGAATGCCCAGGCAATCTCGGACCTTGGCACGAAGGTGACGCAGCAGGGCGACACGATCACCTCCCAGGCAGGGCAGCTGACTTCGCTTCGCAGCGACTTGACCAACGTTTCCGGCAAGGCGGACGCCAACGCATCGGCGTTGCAGAACCTGACCACCCGCGTGACTACCGCTGAGGGCAAGATCGATTCCACCTCGACCAGCATCACCAAGCTGCAGAGTGACCTGTCTACGTCGATCCTCAGCGGTGCTAACCTGATTCAGGACGGAAGCTTTGAGACGCGTAAGGCGGGTGACGCCTATGGCATAGGGCGCATCACGGACACGTTCGCGCGTTCCGGGACCAAGGCTCTAAGCCTGACCGCGACGGGCGCGATCCGCGACGTGTCCCTGATCGAGTTCCGTACGAACGGCAGCCGCGTGTTCTACGCGGAAGTCTGGGTCCGCAACGATCCCGCGAACCCGCTGACCACCGGATCAGGTGACGGCACCGTCGGACTGCAGGCTACCGTGCGCCGCAACAATGGCACGGTGGCCTATCCGAACGTCCAGGTGATTCCTGCAAAGAACGTGGGGTCGGAATGGACCAGACTATCTGGGTACGTGCCCGTGGGGGACGACGTTTGGAGCTTCATCGTCCGTGCCACAATCCGCGGCGGGGTGACCAGCGGCGACGTGATCTACGACGACGCGTTCGTCATCGATGTAACCGACGCGTACACCGCCCAGCAGGGGGTCAACGCCACTGCAGATGCCGTGACCGGCCTGGCCACCCGTGTTACGGGCGCAGAGAACAAGGCTGCGGCGCAGGCCGAGCTGCTGACCGTCCTGTCCAGCACGCTCAATGCATCCTTCAACCGAGGCGAGAACCTCAACGTCAACGCGATGTTCGACGGTGACATGGCGCCGTTCGTCAAGGGGAACAGCAATCAGCAGAACGGTGATGTGACCTGGGTCTCTGGTGGCGGACAGCAGGGCAGCGCAATTCAGATGGTGCACAAGGCAGGTGCAGCCGGTTCGCCGTTCGTTTACGCCAACGGCGGTCGCTGGGTTCCACTGAAGACGGGGCGCACCGGTCGCAAGCTGCGTACTGTGATTGTTGCCAAGGTGGTGGCCGGTGGTGCAACGCTGACCGCGCGATGCCGGGCTCGGGATACCACAGGCGAGGGCAACAACGACCAGACTACACCGAACCTCACGAGTGCCTGGCAGCGGTTTGTGCTGGAGCATCCAGTGGGCGACGCCCGCACAGAGGCAATGAGCCAGGTGTGGATCACCAACCGCGGAACTGGCGACGCAACGGTCCTTGTCGATCGCATCGAGTTCTACGACGTGACCGACGAGCTGCTGATCAGCGCCAATGCTTCGGCGACGGCGGGACTTACCACGGCTGTGAATCAGCAGGGCAGCAAGCTGGACGCGACTGCGCAGGATCTGGTGAGTCTGAAGACGCAGGTGGGCGATGTGTCGGCCAGCGGATTCAACCAGCTGAAGACCCAGGTCACGCAGCAGGGGCAGACGCAGGCGTCGCAGGCGCAGCAGATCACGGGCATCCAGACGTCGCTTGGTGGGAAGGCGGACGCCGCGGTTGTTGTGGACATGCAGGCGCAGGTGAAGAACCTCGGCGAATCCGGCAACCTGCTGATGAACACCACGTTCCCGTTCCGCCAACGGACTGGCTGGGGCTGGGGTGAGAACCCCGGTAACGGGTGGACCGAGCTTGGTAGTAGCGGCGCCGATGTGTACGATCCGGCCGGCATGTTCGGGTTGTCTGCGCGTTTCCAGGGAACCCTCGGGCAGAGTGGCTTCGGCTGGTTTGGCACCGAGTACGACATTCCTGTGGAGCCCGGCAAGTTCTACTGCGCCTCTGCTTGGATCAACACGCACCGCTGCGACGCCGCCGTGGAGTACAGCTTCTATGGGGCTGACGGTGGGCGTGTGGGTATTGCCCAGAGCCCGTGGACCGGGGCAGTGAATGCACAGGCAGGCCAGACTCTGGCTGCTATGAAACGCCCGTTCGCCATCGTGAAGGCCCCTGCTACTGCGGTGAAGGCCCGTTTTCGCATCCTGCTGCGCGGTCTGAGTACGGCTGAGGCGAACCCTTACGTGTGGCTGTACCGGCCGATGGTTAGCATCGTGGCTGAAGGTGCCACCCAGCCCCCGCAGTGGAGCGCCGGTGGTACGGAGAGCAGCGCGTCCTGGGGCGTGAACGTTCGTGCTGACGGAAAGATCGGAGGCATCCAGCTGGCATCCAACGGGGTGATGTCCGCGTTCGACGTGGTGGCCGACATATTCCGCGTGTCGTCGCCTTCGGGTGGCCAGCGCACGGAGTACAGCGACGGGAACTGGCGCACCTACTACCCGAACGGGCAGCTGGCCACGCGCATGGGCTGGTGGCAGTAGCAAAGTGCGGGAGGCGCCAACGCCCTCCCGCCAATCATTAGGGAGCATCGCATGCCTGGGGGCATCCAGACCTTCAATCTCGACGGGTCGCTGGAGATCGACTACACGACCCGCTTGGGGCTTCTCATCGGCACGATTCAGACCGACTCCGTGCACGGCAATTCGACGTGGGTAGGGCCGCTGCCACCTGGGGATTTCCTCTTCTACGTGGTGCCTCCGCCTGCGCAGCCTGGCCGCACGCCAACCGTCTGGTACTCGGATGGCCGGGTCTACTGGGGAACGGATGTGGATGCCAACGGGCAACCAGTCTTCTCCCTGGTCCCTGCAACTGTGCTGTACGGAGTGCACTGATATGCCAGCAGGCTTTGAGGCGTACACCCCATCTGGAACAGTGCAGGTCCGCAGCGACCTGCTCAACTTCCACCTGCGCCACAAGTTCGATATCAACGAGGCGGGCGCCGTTGCCTACCAGGTGTCGGGAATCGTAGTAACCCGGTACGTCACGCGTGACTTCCAGGCCAAGAGCCCGGTGGTCGCGGTCACGGGTCCGAACAACAACTTCGGGCTCAGCGTGATTCTGACCAATCTCGGCGGCAACAACTGGCGCGTGTCAGCCTACACAGGTTCATCGTTTGTGTTCGGCACGGTGTGGGTATACGACTCGGTTGTGACTGGAACGCCGGGCAAGACCGGCATCGAGGTCTACCGAGAGCACACCGGCGAGCTGGCTTTTGCTTCTTGGGCAAAGCCCCTTCGGATCGTAGGCGTGACAACTGCCCCGTTCGGGGCGGCCGAGGGTGCGTACGTGCAGGTCCCGGCTGGTCGGCGCTACGCTGTGATCTCGTCTCGTTCGTGCCAGCGTATCGAGCGTGGTGTGGGGTTCCGGTTGACCGGGCCGCAGGGGGATGGAACGGGCGCAGCGGGGTCGGGACGCTTCTACTATGCCGGCGCGACTGCCCTGATACCGCAGTCAGACAACGCCACGCAGTTCAGTGCATCCGGCCACTTCGTGCTGATCGACGTGACCGGGCATTGACTTCGTAAAGGCAGCGTCCAGCCGCAGGTTCCGTCGTGCTTCGGTTGAACGCTATGCCACGGGTTGTAGTAGATCCTCGCGGTTGTTCCGCGGCGTGTTCACCGCCCGGGTCACCCGATAGGCTTCCATCGCCGGCGGCTCGATGGCCAGCAGCATCGCCATCGCATCGTCCGGACTAGCGGCCATCCACTCATCGATCTGGCCGGCATGCAGCCACACCGGCATGCGGTCGTGAATGTCGGCCGAGACGCCGCTGCTGTCGCCGGTGATGATGGTGAAGGTGCCCAGGTTGCCCTCGGGCAGCAGCGGGCTGGTGTCCTCCCACAGGCCAGCGGCCAGCAGTGGCCCGGTGGCGTGGATGAACCAGGGGTCCTTCTTCTCGTCGATCGGGCTCACCGACCATTCGTAGTAGCCGGCCATCGGAATCACGCAGCGGCGCTTCTTGAAGGCCGACCGGAACGCCGGCTTGGTGGCCACGGTCTCGATTCGGGCGTTGATGGTCGAGCCCTGCAGGCCCTTGGCCTTGGCCCAAAACGGTAGCAGCCCCCACGCCAAGCGGGTGACCTGCCGGCCTTCGCCCCGGTCCAGGATTACCGAGGCCCGCTGTGTCGGCGCGAGGTTGTAGCTGGGCTGGATCTCGGCCAGGCCGGGGGCAAGGTCAGCCAGCCCCGGCTGGCCGAAGTCGACAACGGGCAGCTGGACGAATCGGCCGCACATGGCAAGTCAGGCCGGCATCGCTTGGGGTAGCGTGTGCCCCAGCACGTGGTCGCACTCAACCAGGCGAGCATTGCTGACGGCTTGACGCTCGCCGCATCCGGCGCACGCGAGTAGCGTGCCGCCTGGCATGGTCTCCAGCTGCGGCGCCTTGGAATGGGTGATGTGCTTGCAGTGGTTGCAACGGACGCTGATTGCGCTGACTCGGTGGAGGTTGCCATCGCGGTCGCGTACTGCATCAAGATCGAGAACGTAGAAAAGGCCTGTATCGGGCATTGCGGTGTACCAAGAATTTTTGGGGATGCTGCCCTGATCGCTGCCTCCGTCTTGTGATGAAGGTCCGCATTCAGCATCACGCGTTCCTGAATTGTTGTGCAAGTGGTCGCCACCTCACGTAAACGTTCTCACGCGTCTGTTAGGGTCGTGCCTCATCAGGGAGGTGCGCAATGCCCATCACGGCGGTTGTATACGTGAGCAGTGCTGGTGGGGAGATCGCCGGCGACAAGCTGGGCCTGTCCAACGGAAAGTTGGATCAGATTGTGGACGACGCGGCCCGGTTCAACCGTAATGCTGGGGTTACGGGGGTGCTTCTCTTCGATGGCGAACGCTTCCTCCAGTACTTGGAGGGGCCGGAAGATGGGTTGTCAGTGGCGTACTCCCGCGTGCTGGGCGCGAACAGCCACAACGGAATCGTGGAACTGCAGCGGGGCCGGGTGGGGCAACGCCGCCTGCCGTTCTGGCCGATGAAATTGCTTCCGGTAGAACCGGTAGAGCTGAAGCGGTTGGCTCAAGCCGACTGGACTCGATTCAATCAGCGCGGCGACGCCGAGGATGCAAACCCAGCGGCTATGGATCTCCTAGCTTCGCTGGTTGAGCCTTACGCTGTGGCCGCCTGATCCCCTTGGCGATGCTCCCCGATCTGCTCGGTGAGCACGGTGAGTGACTGCTGGAAAGCGGCGGCGAACAGATCGCCGTCGCTTTGCCTGTGCTTAGAGGCGATGCTGGGCAAAAGACTCAGCCAAGTACCGGAGAGCCGTTCGGGTGCTGGGTGAGTCAGCGTGAGTACTCGAAGCGCGTATTCCGCTGCCTTGAGATAGCCGCGGTGCATCTGAAGTTCTGACTCGCATGCGTGGAGGCGATCGAGGGTTTCCGTGATTTCGGTCGTCATGACGGTCTCGACAGTTGGGGGTGGGGAAGGCGATAGTCTGGCGACCTCTGAGCGAGTCCGCTATGAGCATCCTCAACGTTCTGTTACGCCCTGACCAGCTCCTGGTCGCGGTCGATACCCTCGCGGAGGACGCCCGCACCGGAGCGCATTCGTCCGGCGCAAAGATGCTGCTGATCCCGCAGTACAACTTGGTGTTGGCGGCACGTGGGTCCACTCAGTTCTTTCTTCGCATCTACGAGCTCGCGCTCCAGGCAAGCTTCCGGGCCGATTTCACAATGGAGCAGCTGACAAAGGAGCTCGGGCTTGTGATCGACAAGTTGTGGCCAAGCTATGAGAGAGCGGCTGCCGAGGCGAGTCTGCAAATGGACGCGTTGGGCACGGAGTTGGTGCTGGGCGGTTGGTCGCCAAAGAGCGGCCGGATGGTGGCTACTGCGTATGCCAAGAGCGACAGCTCTAGGCCAGCAATTGTGCAACCGCTGGAGGGTGGCTTAGCTTCGCCCGGAGAGCCTCTTGCCGGAAGGCCAGATAGCTTCGCTCCGGCTGATGTGCTCGCAGCTGGCAAGATCCAAGCGGCATGGCTTAATAAGCGGGTGGGGCGGCAGGTGGCCGGGGGGCGGCTTCTTGCTACGGTGCTTCGGGAAGGGCAGGTGGTGACCCAGGACTTAGGTCAGATCTAAGTCCTTTGGCGTGAGTCCTGCAAGCTCCTGGGTGGCAGGCAGCTCAACCCGGGGGCGCGTGAGCAGCGCCGCGCCGGCACCGTTTATTCCGGCTCATTGAGGGGAAGTTCTAGCGTGTCGCCCTTCTTGGGAAGCACCTGATCGACCATCTTCACGTACCTCTGCCAACCATGACCGCTGGCGATCGCAAGACGCTGGAACATGATCAGCGAATGGAGATGCTGGGCAAGGAGAGGATGGCCAACGTCATCTGATAGCCACTGATGCAGTTTGTTAGGCCTGGCGCCGGTCTCGTTCTTAGGCGAGCGCATTTCGAGTTCTTTCAGGACACCGGTTCCGAGCCGGTCATAGACCAAGTCACGAGTGTAATGCGCTACAACGCTGAACCGGTTCTTCTTCATCCCGGGCCAAGTCCAGCCCTTGAGCTTATAGATGTTCTCGTAGAACTCGTCTGGGAAGCGCTTACTCCACGCGGCAAGCTCTTTGCGAAGAACCGCGTCCAAGTACTGCTGAAGAGCGTCGCGCGGCCTGACTTCCTGATAGCCCGTCGCCTCGTCGACCAAAGCGATAATGCCGAGTTGGGACAGTGCCCGAACAAGGACTTCAGCCTGCTGCGCCACGACGAGCTGCGTGGCCGTCAGAGCCTTGGCCTCACGCGCGCGTAAGTAGATGTCGCAGACGGCTGGAAGAGCCTCAGCGCGGAAGGCTTCTGACACCACCCCCTTGGTGCTACGCACTTCGGTCCCGGTCAGTATCTCTTTCAAGTCATTGTTTATAAAGGGGTGAAGGTTCCCGGCCTCGATAAAAACCGGCAATTCGGTCCCGGTGTATTTGCGGCCTCGCCATGGGCGCTTGAGCGCCTTCATGATTCCTCGCGTGCTGATGTAGCGGTTGCCGTCTTCCAGCACGTAGCAGGGGATAGGAACTCCAGCGATGGTGAGCGTCCCCTCATGGGTTGCCTTCTGGGCGCCTCCCCACCGCGCTTCGGCGGCCTTCCTAGCAATCTCAGAGCGCTTGCTTTCAGACAACGCAGACGCCCGAGCCTTACCCCCGGCGGACTGTGGACTCTCGATGGATTCGTCGGGCATAGCAAGCACTCCTGTGGTGGATGCTTGCAATATGCCCTAGCAAGCATCACGACGCAAGATGCGTGCGAGTTGAAGTCTAGTCCAAACGGTTCAGGCGAGTAGCGGCCGCGTTCGCAGCATCTGCGACCGCCGGCCGTATGCTGCCGGCCATGTCGCTCCCCCCTGACTTTCGCTGGACGACCCGGTCTGCCAGCCTCCCGGATGACCCGTTGACGGTAATCGCCTGCCACAGCGTGTGGGTGGTGGCCATGATCCGTCGGGTGAACGACGGCATCTGGATTGCCTCGCTGGACCGGCATCGGCATGGCCCGGGCGGTCCGTTCCGCGTGTGCAGCAGCTACGAGCAGGGCCGCGTGGGGGCCGAACTGTGGGTGACCAGGCACGAGGCCAGGCTGCGGGAGGATGTGGCCACTATCCTGGCCTGGCAGGAGAAGGTCCGCGGCAACCGGCTGGCCAAGGCCGACCTGAAACCGCCGTTCGGCTGGATGGGGTGAGGTTCGGCTATGTGATGGCTTTGAAGACCCAACCGCCATATCCCCAAAGCACAGTGCCTGCGATGACCATCACGCAGCCCCAAATCTCGTCGGCCTCAACCGACCTGACCTTGGTAGCCATTGCTTCCTCGGCGGTCTCGCTTGCGAAAGTGGAAGCCCTCGTTATCGCGTAGAACTTCGCACGGGTCGGTAGAGGAGACCCGTCTGCCGCTTGGCGATGGAAGATCGCGCTCTGTTTGATGTTCAGAAGAAAACCGCCGAGGGTGTAAATTGCGCCCGAGGCGGCAAATAGACCTGAGTCCGGGCAGCGCAGCTCAAGCACAAAAGACACCCCGGAAAATGCAGTGCAGGCAGCGAGAGACCGCCAGCGGTCAAACGCGATCGCTCTGAACGACTTTCCTACCACTCGCTTGAAGTCAATCACTACCGGGCTCCGGGCCAGAAGTTGGCCCCGGCCGGAATATCAGTGACTGAGGCAGCGGCTGGTGAAGGGGATCTCGATGTAGCGAACTTGGTGCGAGCTGCGTGTAGCGCTTCAGCGATTTCCAATCCTTGTGGCCGGTCACGATTGCGACCTCTGGAATGGTGTACCCCTGCTCAAACAGCCTGGACGTTCCCTCGTGACGCAGATCGTGGAAGTGAAGATTCTCGATCTGTAGCCGGTTGCAGGCGCGGCGAAACGATGCACCGATGCTGTCCGCCTTATAGGGGAAAATCAGCGGGCCATTGCGGGGCTGACTGTCGATGATCGCCGCCGTCCGCCCCAGCAGTGGCACCCATTGATGGTTGCCCTTCTTGTCCTTGGGATCCTTTCTGTCCCGGATCAGGATCATCGGCTTCTCGCCGCCTTGGTAGTCCTCCCAGCGCAGTGCGACAATCTCACCCATGCGCATGGCCGAATCGATGGCGAACGGGATCAGGTCGCGCATTGGGATGGCGCCGAAGTTGAACTTGTAAAAGGCGGCAAGCTCGTCCAGTTCCTGAGCTGTTGGGCGCCGGTCGCGCTCCTCTGGTTTGGCGATTGCTCCGGCGCGGCGCAGCACTGGCCGGACGGCAGTGACCACGTCGGGGATGGTCATGTTCCATAGCGACCGAGCAGCGGCCAGGGCCTCAGCCAGGAACCCGAGCTCCATTGCCATGGTCGCCGGTCCCGGGGCCTTGCCGCCGTTCAGTGCAGCGGACGCGTCCGTCCTGGCCCGGATGTGGTTCAAAATGTCCTGTCCGGTGAGGCTGGATACCTCTCGGTCGCCCAGGCTTTCAACCCATCTGCGCAGGTTCCCGCGCTTGGTGGCCGAGATGGGTTTGAAGCGGTCCATCTCCTTGATGTACCGATCAATGAGGGTTTCCAGCGTCATGCTCTCCTGCGGCGGAGGCAGGCCAGCCCGTAGGGCGTCTTCTGTAATGCGAGCCCAATCCTCAGCGGCCTTGCGACCGTTGAAGGTCTTCGAGGCGGTAGGATGGGGCTTAATGCGGACCATTGCCCGCCACTTCTTTCCGCGCTTTTCGACTACTGCCATGTCTTGGTGCACTCCCCGCTGCTTGGTGCAGCAGGGGTACATTACACTGGGATCGGTAGGGAAAAACAGGGACTTACAGAGAGTCCCGGCGCACCAAGGATGCACCGAAACATGCTTACGACGTTGAATTTAAGGGATATTCGCCTTTCCGTGGCCCCCATGATGGACTGGACGGATCGCCATTGCCGCGTGTTCCATCGCGTGCTGGCGCCGGGTGCGCGCCTGTACACGGAAATGGTGCACGCCAACGCGGTCATCCACGGCGACCGCGAGCGCCTGCTCGGCTTCGACCGCAGCGAACAGCCGCTGGCGCTGCAGCTGGGCGGCAGCGATCCGGCCCTGCTGGGGCAGGCTGCGCGCATTGCCGCCGAGTGGGGATACGACGAGGTCAACCTCAACTGCGGCTGCCCGTCCGACCGCGTGCAGGCCGGGCGTTTCGGCGCTTGCCTGATGCGCGAGCCGGTGCTGGTGGCCGAGTGCGTGGCGGCGATGGTCGATGCGGTCGACATCCCGGTGACGGTGAAATGCCGCCTGGGCGTGGACGAGGACAACGATTACGACGTGTTCGCCGCCTTCGTCGACCGCCAGGTCGCCGCCGGTGCCGCAATGGTGGTGGTGCATGCGCGCAACGCGTGGCTGAAGGGCCTGTCGCCGAAGGAGAACCGCGAGGTTCCGCCGCTGAAGTACGACTGGGCCTACCGCCTCAAGCAGGAGCGCCCGGCACTGCCGGTGGTGATCAACGGCGGCCTGGCCAGCATCGAGGCGGTGCAGGCGCAGGCCGCGCACGTCGATGGTGTGATGCTGGGCCGCGCGGCCTACCACGACCCCTACCTGCTGCATCAGCTGGAGGCGCTGCACACCGGCGCCCCGCTGCAGGCCCGTGGTGACCTGTTGCGCGCGCTGCGCCCCTACGTCGAGGCGCGTCTGGGCGAAGGCCTGGCGCTGAAGCACATCACCCGCCACCTGCTCGGCCTGTTCCACGGCCAACCCGGCGGCCGCGCATTCCGTCAGGTGCTGAGCGAGGGCGCACACCGCCCGGGCGCCGACTGGAGCCTGGTCGAACAGGCCTTGGCGGTCACCGAACGCGAAGCTGATCGCGCCGCAGCGTGACGTCGGTCACAGTCCTGACTTGACAAGGGGCGGCGATTCGTCCCGAATGTTCACCTAGATGAACAACTCGCGGCATCGCCCGGAAAAGTTCAGATCGGATTCACTGCCCCAAACCAAGAATTTGCAAAGGAATTGTAAAGGCCGGGTCCCGTACCCGGCTTCCGGATTTACGACTTTTGAACGAATCGCCGTGCTCGGCTAGGATCGCATCGATGTCTCCCGCTCCCTTCCATCGCCGCATTGCCCTGGCCACCTGCGTGGCGCTGTCGGCTGTGCCGTTGTCGTCGGCGCTTGCGCAGCAGCCGCCGCGTGGCGACCAGGGGCGGGCGGAGATGATGGAGCGGGGCGAGCGCGGTGGCCGTGGCGACGAGCGCTCGCTGTCCGATGCCGTGCGCCGCGTGCAGCGCACCACCGGCGGCCACATCCTCGGCGCCGAGCGTGTGCCGTTCGATGGGCGTGACATCAACCGGGTGAAGTACATGGACGACCGGGGCCGTGTCCGCTACATGGACGACCCCGCCCCGTCGCGTTCACAGCCGCGCACGCCGCGGTCGGATATGTCATCACTACGCGGCGATAACCCCTGA